TTATTGCACTGGTAAGCCTGCTGCTTTACGAAGTAGATTAGCAGTTTCGTTCAATTGTTTGGCAAGATCATTTCGTCCGTATGATTTTGCTTCAAACCAAGCAGGGGATAACCAGCGATAAATAATTTCTTGGGCGTTGCTTTTTGGTAGCTTTTGGACTGGCGTCGTTGTTGTGCCTGCGATTGGAATTCCTGCGTTGAGTCGTAAATTATTTGCTAGGTTGTGAAAGTGGTTCATACCTTCAAGATCGTTGCGGTCTTTAGATACGTACCAAATTGGTGAAATATAAGTGGCGATTAGAGATTGGGCTACATTTGCGGGAATTGGTTCAAAGTCGAGGGTAACGCCACCTGAGGCGGGTTGCTTCAATTCAGTTGCGACATCGTTTAATAGGTCCTTTAATGTTTTGCCATTGGTTGCTAATGCCTGATCGACATCACGCTTGCGAGCTGGATCTAGCTGTCGGTGTGAAGGGATATGCACAAACGGGTTTTTCCCCCATTTATCACAGCAATATGCCAAATACCACACATACCGCTTGTAGGCTTCGTCAAAATCAATTTTACGCAGCACCTTGCCATTTCGGCGGCTTTCTCCGTAACATAGCTCAATCGCTAATGCAGCATCATTACTGTCATAGCCAAAACGCTCGTTATCAGTTGTCACGTTGTAAAGCACATGCCACGCTTTTTCGGCAGGGTCACCTCCAGTTCCAGTGGGGATAATTTCTAGAATCATTTTGTCATCAATAAAGACGTGGGCAGAGGCGCTTCTATCTTTTTGTGTGTTAAAGTAGCTATAATGATTTTCTGCTCCTGCGCCCGGATTGCCTGTATCATGCGCTACAAAAAAGGCAGGTGTGCCTGTTTTCAAACGTGTACCAGGACGGACATTTGGACGTTTATCGATATATCTTCGTTCAATCTTATATTTAGTTTTGTCCAAGATATTCACTTCTCCTTTCTAGCCTATGCAAGAAGTTTGCATTTCTGCTATTATTCTATTCTTCTATTCGATCCATTCGCTTGTGCATTTGCTTGGAGGACTCTTCAATTCGTGTTACGCGCTCACTTAAAACGTCAATTCGTTGACTTTGTACACGTTGATCAAGCCTGATATCGTCTACGCCACGCCGAATGTATTCGAGATCCGTCTGCAAAGCGGTCACTGTGCCCGCATCGTGGGCGGCATCTTGCCGAATCGAACGTGTCCTGCCAAGCCAGCCAAGCGCCATGCCGCTAAGGGCGGTAATGACGGCGAAGATTGCTGTGGGGTCCATGGGTTTTGCCTCCTTTTTTTGTGGGATAGAGAATAGCCCTCTGACGGGGTCAGAGGGCATAAAAAATACGCCTTTAGGCGCTGTCTGTTATACTATTAAGTTACCCATACTCCGCCCCTCCCTCTAATAAATTAGTTCATTAAATCCTTGAACATTTTCGGGATCATGTAATTTTATTTCGTCTAATAGATCGGTTCCGTTTTCCATTGCCTTAGTAATAGCAATCGACTTCATTTCAACAAATTTAACCGCATCGGTAATAAGGTCTATTTCATAAGACTTACCATCATAATTGTGATGAATAGTAGTAGAATAAATTCGAGTCTTTGTTCTATCCATAACAAAATACGTCGACAAGAAATCAATCATTGCTGTCATGCGTTCCTCAGAAATTTCTTCTTCTCTATCTGGCATAATATTAAACATTCAAATTCCTCCTCCTACTATTTTGTAAATACATGAATCTCTGAATACATATTAACTCCACCAGTATTCATGAATCCTATTCTATTGTTTTCAGGTTCGTAGTTAAAAAACTGTACAACGTTATTACCGTTTTTAAGAGTTACATAATTTGATAATGTAGTTGGATAGCCTAAATACATATAGTCCATTATAATACTCATTGATTCTGTATTATTATACGGCGGGACATTTTGGGTTGAATATGAGGTGAACCATATAAGATACGGACGGGTAGGAGCGTGAATATAAATTAATGTATTAGGAATAGTCAAAAGATTCTTGTATACATTCTCCTTTATCGCTCCTGTATAACTCCCACTCACCCCAAACAGACTAACGCCCTGCTTAATATTTCCTGCAACCAAATTCGGACTCCCCTCGACCACAATCGGACTATCATAAATCCCAGCTTGTTTAGTTTGATTAGTGGTACTAGGCGTAACTGTCCCGCCAGTCCTAACAGGTAACATCCCAACTACATCTCCATTATCTGTTGTTGCAACCTTCCCTGCTCTGATGTCTCCTGCAACTGCATCACCTGACCCACCAGAGCTATCTGCCAAAAAATCTATACCTACTTTGCGGAAGGTGTAGGGCTTACCTGCTTGTAATTTTCCTGATGTAAAGGCTTTGCCTTTTTGGTCTTTAAGACTGATTGCACCAAGTCCATTAATGTTAAGCGTTACTTCTGCTTCGTTAGTTACATGAGGAACAATAGTAATTCCAAAACCATCTTCTAAAATAATAGGCTTAGGATCTAGGTTAACTGTATAGGCTTCTGCTGTGCCTTCTGTATGAGCAAATGCGGGCTGACGGACATAGTTAGCTTGGAGTTGTTGTACTGTTTCCTCGGACATTTCTTGGAGTGTGATTCCGTTCATAGCTATTCCCCTTTCTTTAGGCATAAAAAATACGCCTTATTCGGCGCTCTGTTTAATTTCCCCATATTGTTCTTCTGTAATCCACTTCTTAACATCAACCGCTTTACGCAAGCCTGCATCATCTAGCTTTTCAGTTAAATACAACCGTTTCAATGTTTCAAACATTAATTAGCACCTCCTAATGAATCTAATACAAGTTGATCAATAATGACTTGTTGCTGTTTTAATAGGACTTGTGTTTGTTCTTCAGGTGTTAATGGTACTTCAATTTCTTCAAGCCATTGCTCCGCCGTAATTGGATTAACAAACCACTGATAGCCCTTGCCTGCTTCGTATTCAGGGAATGTAATTTCATCCTCTACTACAACTCCGATGCTACGATCAATAGAATCATTTTGTGAGACATCCAAATTATATATAGTTTCAACTTTAATTTTTTTATCATTAATTTTCGTCCCTACTAATAATCTCATTTTTTCCTCTTCCTTCCAATAAAACTCTATTTTATTTTATAATATACCTCACCTTGTAATTTTCTCAAAGACGTATTATTTGCTAAAAAGTGTGCACAATACACATCCCCTCTGGAGTCTACGTCAATACCATACACTTGACCTAAATCCAAACTACCCCAAATCTTATTCCAATTTTTATCCATCTTCACAACCGTATCCATTCCTATTGCTGCGCCAATTATACCTACATAAACCCTGCCAAGGCTATCCGTTTTTATCGTTTGACAGTTTCCAACCTTGTTTGTTCTGTTTTTTTCAGAGCCAGAAACACCATCAATCACAGTTATACCGTTGTTCGCCAAGGGGTTGTCTGCAAAACACACATAAACGTTGTTTTCTTCGTCTATCGTTATACCTCGCGGCGATTTAGTCTCGCTTCTCCCCCAAATTCTATTGCCATTACTTGTACTCAATCTCCTGATTCTCTCGCTTGAACTGACAGCATGAGAGCAAACCAAAATGTCATTTTTCACAGCCATACCAACGCAATTAGGTAAATCCGCTTTTTGCCACAACTGAGCAAGACCGCTATTATATTTAGCTACCGATACAGAACCACCAGTAGAACCCTCATACCCAACATATACATTCTGTTTTTCGTCTACCGCTATCGACAATCCGTTTCGGGGTTCGGATGAAGCCAACACAAGACCTCCATCACTTTCCCTTAATTTTATGACGCTATAAGTGCTAGAAGCTAAACCATTGAGCGCCACGTAAATGTTTCCAAAACCATCTCTAGCTATTGCCGATGGAAAATTGAAATTTGTAGAAACATGCGACCAAACCTCTGTGCCGTTTACGTCTAATTTGATTATTTTTTTTACTGAGCCGGAGTTATAACAAACCCAATACGAACTCCGATCATCGTCAACGACGACTCCTTTTGCGAATTGCGCTTGCGATGCGCTCTTTACCCAAGCTACCCCCCCATTCCCCTTAGTATTATCTATTTCTAAGTCCGAATCAGTTACTACGCCCCCAGAAACGTTTTTTTTTGCCCCTAGCCTATAATTATCTAGTCTGTAATCATCTAATAGACTCATTCTATGTCCACCTCACGACCTGAAATGTAATAGTGTCCATTTCCTGTTCCTACTTTGGAAATGAACAACGCTTCACCAGATTCTAATATTTGATCTAAAAAAGGGATTGTTATTGAATCATACTCTTTTAACTCGTGATTGAATGCAAGATGAACATTAGCAAAAGTAATAGTGAATCTTATAGCTGACGAGGAATAGTTGCATATAGAAATCGCCTTGACGAATGCTTTCTTCCCCTCTGGAACTGTATAAACAATGGTAGCTACCCCATCAACTATACTCCCCTTAGCAAACCTCTTACTCACATCAGCCATTTACAACGCCCCCCAATTACTTTGTTGATTAATAATTCTATCTAAATCTCTAATTCTACTAATAGGAACGCTATCTACCGCCAACACCGCCCCATTAATCGCCCCATCTTCCCCAATGGGTACATTTTTCATAACAAGCAGCGACAACTCTGAACCTTCAGCAATTCCTTTGGCAAGCACCAGTTCCGCTCGCTTCACAAGCGTACCAGCTTCATCCCGAACCGCACCCTTCACTGTGTACTGACTCGCATCCAAAAACGCTCGGTTAATGACCACGATCAACGTATCCGTGGCCACCTCAAACGTATCCAGCGGAATCTCAAAGGTTGTTTGGTTATCCTCTGTCGATACCACCTGTAAAGGATAGCTCACTAACTTTGGAATTCCTGTAGCGGTAACTAAGCTAATTTGCTCATCAGTATAAGCTTTGGCTTGCTGGAAGCCACCTCCAACCGCACCATCTAGTTTGTCCCAGTTGTCATTTAGCATCGTCTGGATGTTAAACGTATCGTTTTTGTCTAAAATAGGATCTTTTTTCAATAGACCTAAATTTTTAGTTTTACTGCTCACTATACCTCACTCCTTCCATCAAAGTTACCTAGTGGCTGTGCTTGCATTTGTTCCAATATCATCACCTCATGAATGTCGCTAAGTCGTAAATAATTAAAGGAATATTCAGCGATCAAATGCGCTGGCTTAATTTCTTCAATCATCGCTTTAATATCATCCAAGTTAGGAGGGACACCAATCGTATCTTTAAAATAAATCGTAAAGCTCCACTCCGCTGGCTGAAAGGTGACATCCACATTACCCACGTAATAAGCTTCGGCTACATTTTGGACTAGACGACCTGAGAAGCTGCCACTGCCGCGAAGCTTTGACTCCACCACTGCTCTACGCTGTGAGATCGGCTTACTAGGATCACTATAAATGCCTAGCTCATTTTCCCAATGCACTAATCCCCATGTTGCCGTCTTCACAAAAAACTGATCCAACGTCTCATGGAGCGCTTCACTCAGCTTATCTAACTCTGTCCCCACGCCATCTAAATGAGAGCGCATAACACGAGAGTTTTCGTAATAAGTTGGCAAATAACCAAGCATTTCTCGTCCCGATTCACTCATGACTTCATTCATGCACATTCACCTCGCCAAGCACCGCCACCTGACCAAATGGGATTTCGATGTTGCTATCTGTGGAGCCATTTACGGTTAAACCAGAATAGTCTGTGATCGGCGGAATATCTAACAAAACCGCGGCAATACGTGTAATCCGCACCAAGCTATCCTGAAAAGCTAGCTGCTTTAGGTAGCTCGTTACTCCTTTTTGAATGAGTGCTTTGACCTCGTCTAGGGTCGCCTCCTTCGCCAAAGTAAGCTGTACCGAAATGTTAATCGGCACTTCCTGAGCAGGCATAACTGTTGTGATTGCTCCTGCTGGTGCCATGCCTTGCCCTTGCCCGTCCTGCGTGGGGTCAATATACGTCTGAACGGCTTGCACAATGTCTGCATTAGCTGCACGTTTTTCAGTATCAATGACATAAATACCAACTGTGCCAGCCCCTTGCCACAAAGGCTTGACCTGTACACCTCCGACACCCGCAATTTCAGTTGCCCAAAGCGTATAATGGGCTTTGTTTCCACTCGTGCCTTGGTTACGAACTCTTGCATAAAAACGCTCTAGCAATGCTTCATCCGACTCAACATTTGCGCCACCACTAAACTCTTTTTCATTCGTAATCTTTGATATCCCTTGAATTGGGGTGGACATAATTGTAATTACGCCACTAGGGACATTGCCTTGCTTCCCTGCTACCAAAGCAGCTGCTCCCACCTTGCCAACGCCTTCATCATTTAAGGTGACATCAGCATTTGTGACATACTCGATGCTAGCTTCGCCAGTCCATTCGTCGGCAAGTGTCGCTAAGATCGTCCCCTTAGGTACGACCTGCCCTGGAGTACCTGAAAACGTAATCCCACCACTAGCAGCAACAGCACCACGACGACTCACACCATGCTCTGCCACCCGATAGTCCAAATATTCGCCATACGTTGTGCTTGCAAATCCACGCGCTAACACCTGCTGCGCCCAAATTGCGGCTTCAGATAACGCAAACGCCACCGGCGCTTCCGCGTCCCAAATAAAAGAACCTTCAGATTTATCAATATCCGAAGGCACTTTGTCCAGCATTCGCTGCATAATTTGTTCTTCTGTTTGCTCCTGTAAATAAAGCGGCAACTCTGCCATTAGAACGACACACTCCTTTCCAGCCTACTGCTCTCCTGCCTTACACTTGTGACAACACAGCTAAAATGACACGCACCTTCCGACCAATCAAACTGGAATTGATCCACCTCAGCCGTTCTAGGGTCCACCATTAATGCTTCCGTCGTCATTCGTTCGATTTCGGATTCAAGCGCTGGCTTACTATATGCTCTGCCTATTAACTCATCGTATTGCTGTCCATAGTCATTGGAGTACACCAAATGTCGGTATCTTGGCGTATGTAGCGCCTTCATGCACCACACCTTCCAAGCCTCTAGCTCGTCTGCGACCGCAATCCGTTTCGTATTTGTAAAAATAAAATCCCCTTGCTCAAAATCAAACTGCCAGCTTCGTCCAAACTGAACCGCAGAAGCGTCACTAGATACGTTCAATACATCATCAACCGCATCAAGCTCGTTACCACTTCCGTTACTCTCAGCCCAAACGACATCATTTGGAAAAAGATCAGCCACCTGCACTCACCACCTTGCATAATACAACGGCATCTTGCCCTCCATTGAGCTGTAATACAACCACTCTGTCCCCAGCTACTAAACCTTTGGCTAAGCTCATGCCTACCTTTGGAATCTCACCAGCTTCAACCTCATAGCTCATCTGTCCTGTCCCAGAGCTTAATTCCTCGCTATCAGGATGATCAGCGTCAACCTTTATTTTGCCCTTTTGAGTATAGGCTGGCATGGCTAAAGTCACGTTAAAATCTGCAACATAATAGTCCTGAATTTCATGCTTAAATTGATCTAGCTTAAGTCCAGTTGCTGTAATTGTGCCTAGCTCCGCTCCAGTACCTAACATCATCTGCTGGGCATGCCCAGAAATTTGCTGCTTTAAGGAGGAGGCAAAAGATACATAAGGATCATCAGCCATAATTTAAAAAATACCTCCTTTTCACAAAATCCTTCGACGCTAGCTCTAGCGACATATGCCCTGGATCACCTAGCTCATGCGTAATTGAGGTGACAATGAGCTTCAACCCATTAAAATGTACAAGATCACCTGCACGCATCGTATTAATGTCCATAGCACGAACCGTAAAGGTTTCAATCACTCCCGTCAGCATGGATTGTGCTAGTTTTTTGGCAGCGGCGGTTGTTTTTGTTTCTTCGTTTTGTACAATTTTTTGTAATGTGCCTAGCTTAGGAATATCGGGAGAAGAAGCTATCGCTAACACTGGAGATGGTGAATCAGCGCCTGACTTCCCATTTTCACTATTTCCAATGACCTTCACCTTCGTGATTGCCCCTTCAAGAGTACGCACCTGTGTTACTTCCTCTATCGCTTCCAGATTCCATACCGTTTTGTTACTTCCGATTTTGAAAAGCTCTAAACCTGCTGGCGTCATGCGTGGAATATACATCTCCCCACCAGCCTTGACGGTTTCTTGTAGGTCTTGCGTAATCATGTTGTAAATAGGCTGAGCACGATGAGTTGCTTTACTTAGCTTCGTTGAAATATTAGGGATATTCCCTAATTTAATCTTCCAGTCTGTCGCATACTTTTTTAATCGTTGACTCGCTGTACTTCCCGCTTTGAAAAAATACTCATCCTCTGATTTTGTCAAATAAATGGTGCGATCATAGGCAACGATAGTAATATGCTTACTACCTTTTGTATTACTGCTCAGATCCCAGACCACCCCAGGATGAAGCAAATACACCATACTGCTACCCTCATATGGAACACCGCTAACTCGAATACCTTGTCCCGGTTCAATTTGTATTCCCTCAGTAGGCACTTTTAACTGAATGGTCGCTTCATACGATATTTGCTCTAAAGAATCCTTGAGTGAAATACTCTCAATGAGTTCTCTTAAATAATACTTATTGTCTAAAACAACCTCGTAACTCACGATGGCATCACCAACTTTTGTCCAACCTTAATTTTGTTAGGGTCTGCACCAATCGTTGCCTTATTAAGCTTATAAATATCTTGCCACTTAGAGCTAGAGCCTAACTCCCTTTTTGCAATTTTAGATAAGCTATCCCCTGATTTCACGACATAAGTGACCGATTTTTTACGCGTATCACTACGTGAATCCTTAGCTTTTGAGCTTGCACCTGTTTTGCTTGCAGTTGAAACTGTCCCTGCCTTCGTGTGCATTTTAGGCTTTCGCCAAGTACGCGCCACGATATCAAAATAAATATCGCCAGGCTCCCCACCTCGAAATGAATTGTTATGTGCTGAAAGAATGACAAGTGCATTCAGTAGCTTGGAGTTTTCTCCTGCAATAAGCAATCTTAGCGGCTCCCCTTTACTCATCATCGCAGTAAGTTGATCCATCGCTGTTTTGGGATCTGGAAAATCTTCATAGGTACAATAGCTTTTGTTATAGTGAAGTGGAAAAAAAGAAGAGAAGGCGATTTCCTTCACCTTCTCCCCTCCCGGGAAATCATATTCGCCAAGAGAAAGAATGTTCACCGTCTCCACATCTTTGCCTCTTGTAATACTCACTTCCTCCGGATTTACAGGAAATTTAAAATCAACACCAGAGGAATCTTTTAAAATAAACTCCATATTCCATTCCTCATCTCAACTTCGTATTTTGCCATGCTAACTGAACAGAGCTTGTAATTTTCGTCCCTACAACGCTAGCAATTTGATCATAATTTAGCTCAGGCTGATTCACGGTAAGCTGTACCGCCCCGACTGGCAGGTTAACTTGAATCGTTGGATCAAGTACCTGCTTTTGCACGTCAGGCTGTGCCTGCATCGTTGCAGTAGGGGTGATTGGGGTTGGAGCCATACTAGTACCTATATTTGTACAATTGCAATTGCAGTAACAATGGCAACCTCCATTGTTAGAAGGTGTAAGTCCTCCCCGATCTGATGTTGGTGATGATGGAGGCCCCATAATAACGTTATTTCTAGGATATCTAATAGAATCTGGGATAGGCGCAACGCTTGCTTCACGTTGTGCTAAAATTGGAGAAGATATTACTGCTCCAACAGTTTTCTTAGGCTCCTCTTTTCCATAGATTAGATCAAAAATCCAACCACCTACAGCATCACCTGCATGGGAGCCTGCTGCACCGCCAGCAAGTGCACCTGCTGCTGTACCTATACCAGGTCCAAACAAAGTCCCAATTGTTCCACCAAGGAAACCTCCTCCAGCAGATAAAATAGCAGAGCCAATCGCTTGTGCTCGTTCTCTACCAGAACCTGCAGTTATTATAGACACTCCATCTACCAATGCTCCTAGTGCTCCACCCATACGTCCAAGTACATTTTTCCCAAATTTCCCTATCGCTTTAGTACCATTCCAAGCTCCCTTTAAAAAATCACCAGCAGAACCTAAACCTTTAGAGATGCTTGAACCGACACCCCCAAAAATATTTTTGCCCCAGTCTAGCACCTTACCACCTACATTTTTAGTGCCATTCCAAAGGCCTCCACCAACATCTTTGGTTTTATCCCACAGGTTACCACCAATATTTTTGACTCCATCCCATAGATTTCCACCTACGGTTTTAGCCTTTTCCAGCACGTTACCGCCTACGTTCTTCGCTCCATCCCATAGGTTGCCGCCAACGGTTTTAGCCTTCTCCCATGCTTTTCCAGCTACTTCGGTACCTTTACCAATCCATTTGCCAGCCGTTTCCCCCATGGATTTGATTTTATCCTTGCCCCAATCGCCTATTTTATCTAATACTGCATCCTTTAGCGCTTTAACTAAAGATCCAATTTTAGATTTCTCAAGAAACTTATCTATTAAAGTGGAAAGCTTATCTGCAATTAGATTTTTAAGGGTATCTATTGCAATATCGATAATAATATCGCCAAGACTATCCCCATCTTTGCCACCTGAGCCATCACCTGAATCACATTTACATTCACAGCAGTCCTCTTTCCCTTTTTCAATAGAAGGGATTGCAATTTGAACTGTGGATAGCTGAATAGAAATAGAGCTAGATATTGAGGTAATCGTTTTGCTAGCCTGATTAGAAAACCACTTTCCAAATGTGCTACCAATCATCGATTCCCAATTTACCTTCTGTAATTGAATTGCCCATCTCTTAGAGGTTAATGCTCTTAAATTAGCTTCCACACCCGCAATCTCTGCCGTAGCAAAATCATTTATGTGAAGGGTCGGCATAAAGGTTCGACGATTAAGTCGTAGTAACCGATTCTCAATCCTAGTCAAATGATCCGACAGCTTATCATTAAGTGCAAGCGTTGGCGCAATATTCATCTTGCCTAAAGCAGTACCTCGCCGCTGTGCACGCTCAAACAAACTATCCACTCGACTTATCTTCTTTTCAAGCTGATCTAGCTGGCGCACACTTTTATCTGTGTTGACTTCATATTCATTTTGTTTAGCCATAATCTCCTCCTTTCTAGACTTACATCCAAAAGAGATTCGCTAAGTCTTTTTCTAATTCCGTTATCCCTCTATACCTCATTCAATTTCATTCCAATGGATTAAATTACATTCATCGCATTTGCTGCTTCTTTACGCACTCTATCCTATCAACCAAGCATTCTCGCTTTATCGCTTATCTATCGAACCTGTAGCTAACTCTAGCTCTTTTTCTGAAAAAGCGCGTAGTAGCTTGCGTTCCCCTTTAGACAACGACCAATACACCCCGGGGCGAAGATGATGCCGATTCCACAGATGGAACATAAGCGCCGTCTCCCCACCGGAGTCCATTAGTTTTTTATGTCTTCGATGTTAACCCCAAATCCAGAAATTTCGAGCACCTTGTCACCTACTGCATCCAGTTCCCCTGCTAAAAGCAAACGACGAACCGCTTCCTCGCCACCAGACAATTTCAAGCGACTCACCAGGCGATCATCCCCCCAGCCAGAAAGCTGTACAGAATGCTCAGTTCCTTCCTTGTCCTTTTTCACGACCTCTAAGGCTGCCGTTGCTTCCTTAATTAAAGCCGCATTAAACAGCTCACTATCTACCTTTTCAGAAACATGACCTTTGTTCGTTTTCCGCACTGTACAACGCTCACGAATACCATCTACCTTGCTAGAGGTCAAACCACGGAGCGTGATGCGCAAATTCAGACGATTAATAAACACCGTTTCCTCGGGCAAATTAGCCGCCGTTTCAAACAAACCATCCAAAATATCCTGCTCGTTAAATACTTCACTCATCTTTGTTTCCTCCAGTAAATTGACTAATTTGATTATGATTTTAGATAATAGAAAAGCTCCTTCGCCTATAAAAGTTAGGTTTGGGAGCTTTCCTTCTATTTCTCTATGCTAGTATGATGTTATACTGCATGATTGTTATCTTCTCTTTTGCTTTTTAATTCCTCTTTATGAAGCTTGAATCGGATCAAGCAATTCATAGGATTCAAACGTAAATGGAGTTTCCTCGGTTACCTCTTCTCCTGCTGTCCAGTTCGCTAGCTGAATCTTATCTACAATACAACCAGTCAACTGAATACGCTCAAAACCATAAGATTCAGGATCAGCTAACTTGTGGATAATGTCGAAACGTTCAAAACCACGTTTAATCATATCCGAAGTCACTTTATATCCACTCATCGTGCCTGTTCCCTTTTTGCGCCCAAGCTTAACGACCGTATAATCTGTACCCACTAAATTTAATTCCTTTTTCTCCACCTCAACACCTGCTTCCAAATGATTGAGATTACTTTGCCAGTTCCCATTAATAAAAATTTGACCAAAGGTCCCCATAATTACCCGAGTTGGGTCAAGATGCTGTGCCATATATAAATACCTCCATAAATTTTAATTTTTTTGAAAATATTGGCTGAATATCACCTTACTTTATACCGCCACAGTCAGCGTAGAGCAGGGGGATTGCGGAGAAATGAAATGTGCGCCTTTAAAGACGGATTGTATTCCTTAATCTATTCCATTCAAGGAATCCGTCTTTAACAGCGCTCGCAGCAACCCTCTGCTCGTAGCGACTCCCTCACCAAAAGTAAGTTTTTCAAGCCTTCATTCACTTATCACACATAAAAAGTCCCAAAAATCTGCTCCATCACGTCGGTTGTATCTGCACGCCATGTCAAATAAACCTGATCCGCATCAGGCGTAAATTGCTTTGTATTACCATAGAAGCGAGGGTCAAGTGCAACCTCATAACCTGTGGATTCAATGATATTTTCAGAAGCTAGACGTTGTAGGTATTGTCTACTTGCTTCGATTAAAGCTAAGCGGCCTTCTTCGGTGTTATTCACTTTACCGATATAGTTGTCCTCAGCTTGACGTTGTAAATCACTATTAATTTGATCAATGACGCGAATTTTACGGATTTTTTTGAAGCTAGTTCCTTGTCCCTCCGCTAAAGAGGTCAAAGTATTAACACCACGAAGTACCTTCACACGTAAACCGTCATGAATCAAAATAAATACGCCTTGCTTCACCGCTTGCTCTTGCTCTGCTCTTGTCCAGCGACGAGTGACATCATCAAATGGTGAGATCGCATAAGTCGTTGATTCCTTTAAGCCTTGACCTGCAATTAAACCAGCAACCCAAGCAGCCACCTGTGCGGAGGAATAGCTTACGCCGTTAAGCTTTGCACCTGTACCCACGTTGATGATGCCTTCATGATTAGCCACTTTGCTTCGTTCAATTGCATTTTGGACTGCGTTTTCTGCTAAATCCTCTGCATTTGAACCTCCAAGTGTGAGCAAAATTCCTTTTCCTTCTTTACGCACACGTTTTACCCAAGCAATTAGGCTTGTTCTTAGAGCCGCATCACTAACACCATCTAAGGTCAACACATGGAATTCCTCAGTTTCAAACACATTTGTTGCCGCGATATAATCTGCATTGGTAATGCCAGCAATCCCGCTATTTCCGCCTGCTAGTGCAGCTTGAGCCACATTTGCGAGTACACCCTCTGCCAGCTTTTCAGCTACAATATATTTCTGTAAAGTAGCATTAATAGCTGTAACGGCCTGCTCAACTTCACCTGTCCCAAGGTTCACTGTACCTAACAGCGTTGTCCCCTCTAGTAGCTTTAATTCCTTTTCCTCAGGGGTAAACTCATTATCCTGAATCGTAATGGTAAAGCCATTTCCGCGTTCACCTGCATATTTAGCTTTAATATTTAAAATGGCATCGCCATCTTCACCTGCTTTATTTAAGCGCAATGTAGCTTGCTTCGCATTATCATCTGCAAGTCGATAAGCCAATAGCTTTTTAGGGCCTCCTAACAAAGCAAGCTGTAAAGTCGTGTGCGCCGTAGCGCCTCCTGTTACATTTTTACTAAACACATCCGCAATCGCTGCTTCATGTGCAATCTCTACAACCTCGCCAATTGGGCCCCAATGAGCCTTAACAGGTGCAAGCACAATCCCTCTTGCCCCTGACTGAATCGCATTACCTGCTGCACTTAAAAAATTCATATATAAACCTGGTAATACCGGTTGATCGTTTAAACTCCAATTTCCTCCTGCCAT